AGAGAAAATAAAAATGGTAAGCGTGCATGTTCTAGACCTTGCAAATATTGCCAAGAGCTAATAGCGATTTCGGGAATTAAAAAAATTATCTATACCCACGAAGGTAGCTTTAAAGAAGAAGAGGTTGCGTAAATGGAAGTTTCCTACGGATTTGAATCCATCGCTATTAAGCAAAAGAAGAATATTTGTAAATCAAGACTAGATACAGATATTTCATCAGAAATTATCAAGGGAATTATAAGACCGATTCCCTTGATAGCGGCCAATATGTCGACTGTAGTAAATCCAGAATTTTATATTAAACTTTATAGCGCGGGCGCTTTTGCCTTTTTGCATCGCGCCGCTGATTTTGATACTAGAATTAAAGATGTAAAGTTTGTTTATAATCATTGCGATCATGTTGCCACCTCTGTTGGGATTGGAAATCAAGAGTACGAAATCGCACAAGAACTGATTGAAAACGGAGCCAATACTATACTAATTGACATCGCCCACGGCTATTGCGACGACGTAATTAATATGGGTAAGGGGCTAAAAAAACTATATCCACATATCAAAATGGTTTTAGGTAATACAACCAACGTCGATATGTTAGAAGAAGTTGCCGATTTCTGTGATGCATTAAAAATCGGGCTCGCCCAAGGTTACGCGTGCGAGACAAAAAGTACAGCGGGTTGTACCGAAAAGCAATTTTCTGCTGTTTTAAAGTTTAAGCAACGCTCAAAAGAACTCGGTATCCCCATTATTTCTGATGGCGGAATTCGTGAGGGTGCGGATGTAGTTAAATCAATTGCCGCAGGCGCTAATTCGGTAATGATGGGCAAGATTTTTGCTGCCTGTCCTGAAAGTGCTGCTCCAATAGTGGACGGGAAGAAACTTTATGCTGGAATGGCTTCTGAATGGGTTCAAAATCGATGGCGTAATGGACTCAAACCAGGAACTTGTGCTGAAGGTGGTGTTAGGATGCTTGATATTGGACCATCACTAGAAAAGGTGTTAGAATATTATACCGGTGCTTTACGTACAGGTATTACCTATAGCGGAGCACTAGATATTAAAACTCTTCAAGAAAGAGTAGAATTTATCAGGTTGGTTTAGGTGAAAATCAATATAGACGACTATAAGAATAGTAAAGCTTTCATACAGGATTGGTTTTTAAAAAATGGAGAAGGAAAAATAACAGAAACGGTATCGATAATGGGGCCATCTACGATGGTTCCGTGCATTGTCATTGCTTTTTGGATCGGTGAAGTAACTAATTGGGATAAAGAAGCCTTGGAATCCATACAAACACTAACCGAATTCTATGATTATACAGAAATATTAAATATTCCAGATAGTTATCCAAAGAAAAATAATAGTTGACTTATAATAGTGTATTTGGTAGGATCATTTTATGAAAAATACGACTTTTAATCATGAGTTTGATTTGGGTGATACAGCGGTTTCCAAAATGTTTGGAAATGTAGAGGTAATGGGCATGGAATACATTAAAACCCAACTCAGTTCTAATGTCGTATATCGCGTAAGAGACGCTACGGCTTCGTATCATTATGTATCAGATACCGATTTAATCCAACCTATTACTCAAACATCAACCCTTCCACCTACGAGCAGTACAGCTTATGTTACTCCTATAAGTGGGACGTATGCTTATTCAGGCGTTATTGTTGGCACTTCCGGAGCAGCGGGTTCAATAAATCTTACTTTGCCAAAAGGCCTTACTTTTGATCCTACTTTCGGTAGTGATCCAGTTAAAGTGCCAGCAAAGTGCGAGTGTGGCGCAGAAGCCGTGGGTTCTAGCAGCCATTCTTCTTGGTGTGGTAAACACAATTCGTTTGGTTTAGGAGTTTAAATGAGTACTAAAGCGACAATTGAACACGGCGAGAACTTTCATTTTTATGCCGAATGTTTTGTGGATCATCTAGTATACTTAAATGTTAATGACGATGATCTTGAGTTTGTAACGTGGCCCAAAAATGTAACTGTGGGAATCAAAGCCGAAGACATGGATAAAATCGCTAAAGCTTGGCTAGAGTATAGGAAGAAGGAAGTTGTATGAAAGTATGTTATCTTGATTTTGATGGTACGATCAACAATTTTCATACCCATAGCAACTCGACTGGCACAGATTTTTCTGCTACCGCTTGCACTAATCTAAATAAGCTGCTAAATAGTGTGCCGGATCTTAAGATCGTTGTATCGAGTTCATGGCGTATGTGGGGGCTTACGAAGATGAAAGAAATTCTTGCCAAGAATGGGATTGATCCTGATAAAGTAATTGATATTACAGGAGATGAACCCGGAGAAAGAGGAGATCAAATTCAGGCGTGGTTGGATAGAAATTCCAATGTAGATGGCTTCGTTATATTAGACGACGAACAAGATATGGGTCATCTAATAGATCACTTAGTCCACACTAACGCTTATGTTGGGCTTACGGAAGAGAATGTCAAAGAAGCTATTAAAATCCTCAATAAATAATTTATTTTGACTTATTATTATAGTTATGTTAGAGTATTTTAAGATGATTAAAAAATTTTATAACAAAATAAAATATAGTTTAAATGTCCCTAAAGTTGGCAATACCTATTACGGCGACCCACTTCTTTTTGTTATTGGTAAGCCAGTAGAATACGTTCTCTATGGTTTGACAGATAAAAACGGTAATAAGTTGGTTGAAATCGTACCCAGCTGGGACTGTTATAGGATTACCATTAGAAGCATCCAGCCCTTATATTATATTTTAGATGCGGAAGTCTTTTGCGCAACAAAAGATAATTTTAAATGGATGTCTAGAACTCAACCCGTAAGATTCAATAAAGAAAATTTCAAGCAAATGGTAATCGGCGGAACTCTAACAAAAGGGAATAAACAATGAAATATATAATCCTACTATTGGTTTTGGTCCCCTGTTTTGCATTTGCCGATGACGATCAGCTAATTTTAGATGGTGGAGTTGGGGTGTTTCATAGTGCTGATAAAGGTCTTTCAGAAACTAAGTTGCTTACACTTGGAGTGCAAGAAACGATTTGGGGACCCCTAAAAGATCGGGCTTTAGTTGGTGGATGGATTGATGATACTGGCGATGGAAAATCTGGGAGCGCTTTAATTGGTGGACAGCTAGGTTTTGAAGTAAATAACAATGGCTGGGTTGGAAGTGTTTTTTCAGGTCCTGCAATAATTAGCAATACTGATGTGCTTTTGGGCGGAAATTTTGAGTTCGTAGACGACCTTCATCTCGGCATTCAAGACCAGCATGGCTATTATATTGGTGTAATGTATCGCCATATAAGTTCCGCTGGGTTGGAATTTCCAAATATCGGGCGCGACTTCATTGCTCTGGAACTTCGGTGGTAATATGGCAAAAAAGAAAAAGAATAAACCAAAGAAACAAAAAGCTCCACAAATCTCAAAAGAGCGTCAATTTTTAATGACTCTTATTAAGCATACCGAGAACGCCATTAGAAATGATGGAACCGATCTAGACGCTTTCTTTAAGGGTCAAGCTGATAAACTCAAAAAACAACTGGAACAAATGTCGTGAGATATTTGAAGGCTTATTTTAAGGCTTTAATATATGTATTAGGATTTTTAGGGACATTTTTTCTAATTTTTAGTTCTTTTAGGGATGGGTCGGCTTTATTTTTAGTTTGTGCATCCGCTATAATGTCTTTAGCTGAGCCAATTAAAGTTATGATTGAAAATAAAACTTGATTTTTATATATTTTAGTGATAGTATGTAATAAACAATTAACCAAGGAGAAATGAAAATGTCTAATAATACGAATGTAGTCGATACGGTAACCAATACAACCCCAGTGAAGCGCGGTCGCGGTCGACCAAAGGGTTCTAAAAATAAGCCAAAGACGACAGTTACTGGAACTACCCCTGTGACTACCACCGGCACTGTAGCAATTCCAGTTGTTGTAGATTACGCTAGTTTGAGGTAATTTTGCATGGCAAAGAAAAAAGAGCAATCGGATAAGCCCGTTCAAGATCCAGCTTCAGAAGCTCTAGAGCTTGCTAAGGCTAATCAAAAAGCTATCGAAGAGCTTAAGGATCAATTTGAGAAGGCTTTTAAAGCACTTGATAGTCAGTATAAACTTCTAGTTGAACGTAATCGTTTACGTTAACTCTTTGATTTCATTATAATTAGTAAAATTAGTGATATATAGCGTATGAGGTAAAGAAACGGAATCTTTATCTTATACGCTATTTTGCGTTTAATGCCCTAAAATCATAAGGTATTGAAATCTTGGATAAAAAACTCAAAATCAGTCTTGATTTAGATGACCGGGCTTTCACAAGCGCCGTTAAGCGCATGCAAGAACAGCTTAACCAAATTAATTCTGGTCCAGCATTATTAAAACAGCAGCAACAAATCTCTCAGAAGATGCAACAATTAGGACTCGGACCTCTTCCTGGCGCAGGATCTGCTCAACAAACCCAACAAGCCAATCAAAAAGCTAAGCAGGATGCCGATAAGTTATTTGAAGACACAAGACGTAAAATGGAGATTATTAAAAGACTCCAAGCCGACCTTAATAAAGAACAAGCATCAGGTCTAGCCACAGAAGAGCGCAAGCTTAGAATACGTGAGCGCCTGGTAGAGCTTGGACAACTAGAAAAAAGAACTACTGGTGGAATGGCAGCCTTAGTAGCTGATAGAGGCGCTATGCCTGCTGGTGGCGGTACTTTAGGCGGCGGTGGAGGCTCAGACCTACTTAGTATGACCAAGACCATTCTTGGCGCCATGGGCATCGGTATAGGTATGTCCGCTTTAGTCAATCTAGGTAAGCAAGTTTATACTTCTTATGTAAGCGCTCCTTCTCAAATGAATCTAGCTACGGGTTCGGCAGTTCAAAACGCTGTTGGTTATCAGAATCAAAGCATGCTATCTGGTGATATCGCTTCCCAAGCTATTTTACAAAATCAGGTAGGTAAGGGTAGAGGATTAGCGGAAAGAAATTTTGATTCTCAGATTTCAAATAAAATATCCAATATTTTTGCTACCGCCAAGGATATGGCATCTGCAGCAACTAATTACATACTAGATGTAAATTTAGACCCAAATAGAAACAGGAATGCTTTTCAGTCTAATAGAGCTAAAGAAATTGCTGATGAAACAGTCAAGCAAGCGCAGGCTTCTGTAGCACAAAATAATTCCTTGGTTTTAGCACAAGGCATGTTCGGTCAGACTTTTAACCGCAATCTAGGCGCTGAACGCTCCCTAGGACTTGGAACCGATCAATTCCAAAAAATGCAAATGCAGATGAATAACTCTGGATTCCTAACAGATCAGGGATTAGGAATGTTAAGCCAAATCCAGGGCGCCGGGGGCTCTGCAGCAGGTCCTAATGCTGGCAGACTTGCTAATCTAGGCTTAGGCGCCCAGCGTGGCATGAACATTACCAACGCCGGTAATGTCCTTGGTAAATTAACCGGTTTATATGGTGCTGGTGGTATTTCACAAACCGAAGAAGCTACTAAGAGAATTCTAGAAGAGTCTATTAAAAAGGGTTTTGACAAATCTGAAAATACCGAAATCATAAGAAAGTTTGTAGAGGCATCAGCCGATATCGTTTACAAAGGCGAAGCTACGAAAGGTGAAGACGTTCAGCGTCTAACTAAAGACTTTTCCCAACTCCTATCTGACAATCCTAGCATTAAACAATTCGAAGCCGCTTCGACCGCATACCAGAGATATCAAGGGTTGACTTCCGAAACATCGGGACGAGGCGGAGCTTTGGGTTTTGCGGCTTTTGCGGGTAATAGTAGCTTTTCAAAACTCTCACCCTTACAAATTGGCAACCTGCAATCTCTTCCTGAAGGTCGTATTACATCTACCAACAGTGATATCGTAGCAGCTGCTGTTCAACAAGGCATTTCTCCAGAAGAGATGGCTAAGCAAGTTCTAGCCGCAAAACAACAACAAGCTCTTTCTACAGTAGGCATTTCCCAGAAACAAATGGGTGCGCTAAAAGGCTATTTGGGCGGTAGAGATATTAGCACTTTGATGGGCAATGCTAGCGAGCTTACAAAACTACAGAGTACCAACCCAGAAGCTTATCAAGCTTATCAAGCACTTCAAACCAGAGCCGATCTTTCTGGTACTTCTGGAAGTGATGCAGAAAAACAAGCAATGATGAAACAGCTTTTCTTAGGTCCGGCTGCTTTTGGCGGTGCTGGAGGAACAGAAACAGCTGCAGGTCGCATTGCCACTGGCACAGGCGGTAAAAAAGAAGAAGAATATATTGCAGCACAAGCCGGTCAAGAAAAGCAGATGGTATTAAACCTAAAAGCTTTACAAGACAATTTATATCCTACAGCAGATGGTATTAAGCAACTAACCCAAGCTATTATAGGTCTAGGAAATGCAGCTCACATTCTAACTGATGACGAGAGAGCGCGCGGAGTCCTTCGAGGAACCCCAACTGGCGGTGTCAGTACAAAAGAATCTCTCTCTAGAACTTCTACCAATGGATCCAAACCTAGAACCGGAAATCAGTAAGTTATATGAGTAACAACAAGGCTTACAGTTATCCAATTGGAAATCAATCGGCTGGTAATAATGACACAAACTTTGAAAAACAAAGCTCGCCCTCTTGGGTATTAACTTTCGTACGATTTTCTTATCGTGACTTATTAAGAACACCTCATAATTCTTTAACACAAACGCCTATTACCGATCCCCTAATTGTACAAAATGACTGCATCCAATTAGAAACCGTAGATGTAAAGAACAATTTAACGCCGAGTTTTAAAGCGACCCTAGTACAAACAGACGTGGATTATGAAACCGCCATTAATCCTGGAGACTTCGTTTTAGTCAACATTTTAAACTGGGATATCGGTGATGTCCCAAACAAACCTTCTACCTCAGAACAAAGCACCAATTCTCCTGGTAGTACTTTTGTAGGAGAAATGACACAAGATTCTTTAATTAAAAGAATCCAGCAAGGATTGAATATCAATCGGCTTCAGGACGGATTTAAGGGTGTTTATAGAATCCAATCCGTAAGAAAAACCGTGGCTGTCAACCCTCAAAATGCAGTTAAAACCGTAAGGTTTGAAATCACAGGTTTTGCTTTTACTGAATTTAACAACTCACTTTATTTTAATCCAAATCTAGTAAATCAAAACATAGCAGGAAATATTCCTCTTTTTTCAGCCGACATCCAGGAAACTTGGGCGAACCTCAATAATTTTGCTGGCGTTCCTTTTATTCAAGAATTAATTTCTACTCTTATTAGAATATTTCTAGGGTCTGGCACAAGTTCTAGCGTCACAGGTGAAAATATATCGGGTCTAACATTCTCCTTTAATAACCAATATATAATACCTGGATTGGTAGGAAAACTCCTGGGGCTAGGACAATTTGTAAATTCCAGTGGGGATATTCGAGCGACAGACCTGTACACGTATTTATTTGGTGTCCAATCCTATAACGCAAATGCTACCACAGTTGCTACGGGATTAAATCCTGCTGGATTAACAGAAAAATATCCTAAATTTTTTTATACCCCAGATTATTGTCCAAGCAACAGTACCTTAAAAGCCGATTACTGGAATAATGTAAAACTCTGGTCAGTTTTAAATGAGTACACAAATAGTCCTTTAAACGAGATGTACACCTGTTTTCGTTTGTCGCCAAACAATATGGTTTTACCTACGATAGTTTTTAGGCAGATTCCATTTACAAATGATGATTTTGTAACCCAGAATTTTGGTGTGCTGGATAATGGGCAAGCTTCCACAATTAAGACTACTCTTTTTACTAATGTGCCACGCTGGAAGATCAGCCCCTATTATGTTTTTTCTTTAAACATCGGTAAAGAAGAATCAGCTAGAATTAACTTCGTACAGTATTTTGCCAAATCACTTTTTACTAAAAATGGTTTTGATTTATCAGCAGAAACGGCTAAACACAATTATTGTTTTGATGCGGAGGATGCACAAAGAAGCGGACTTAAGCCTTATATTGTTTCAAATCAATTTAGTGATGTACCAGATGCCGCAATCGATAACGCTGCTGTTTGGGCTAGGATCATTTCAGATTTCTTATTTGGTGGTCAGTTAAAAATGAACGGTTCAATGGAGTGTGTTGGTATTTATGAGCCCATTGCGGTTGGTGATAATTTAGAGTTTGACAATATTATCTATCACATCGAAGGCATAGTACATAGATGTGCTATAAGCGATAACGGCGTAAAAATGTTTAGAACCATTCTCACTCTTAGTAATGGTATCAGCACAAACACTTCAAAATCTGGACTTAAATACGCTCAAATGGAAAATGTAAATGCCTATGACGAGAGAGACGTAGATTACGATAACAATCAGATATTACCAGGCGTATCAGAAAGTCAAGATACACTAAGTCGAGCTGGTGATATAGACAATATACCTAGTTCCAATTTAAACTTCCCACAGCCATCGGACGACTAATTTATGGATAACTATCTAGATTCAGGCGGTGTTCTTCCATCAGGTCTACTTAGTGGAAATGATTTCATCGAAAAGATGGCAGGATTTAATAAAACTTATAAAAATTATGCGCTTAGGGCAGGAGTTGTAAATACAATTTATGCATATAATGATCCACAAAATTTCACCAAGCTTAGTACGGAATATGATGTCTCAGTTTTTGAACAAAATGAAGACCGTGGAAGTACAATTATTACTTATAAAAATTGCATCGCTTCTGATGGTCTTGGGTCTATAGCTGATTTTTTCGAAAAGAATTTTAGAGTTAAAACCACCAACGACAACCCAAACGGCGGACTAAACACTACTTATCAAAACGGTGCCATCGTAATACTTCTTTGTTTGGACGCTGTTTCTGAAAAGGCAGTCATTATTGGCGGGTTAAATCACCCTGATCGTCCCACGACCTTAATAGATACTCAACCAAGACTTCAAGGTGAATATAATGGGGTCAATGTTGCAGTTAATCCCGACGGATCTACTGCTTTAACTTTTAAAGGTGCTACAGATAGCGAGGGTAATGCTATAGATTCCAGTCAGGGGAATACCGTAGTTCAAATCGCTACCGATGGTAGTTTTTCTGTCTCTCATTCAACTATAACGATGAATTTGGCTAAAGATGGAAATATAAGTATCACAGCGACAGGTAATGTAGATATAACCAACCAAGGTACTACAAATATTATTGCTCAAGGAACCACAACAGTGGATGGCAGCACTATTAAGTTAGGTCAGAATGCAGTTGAATCGGTAATCAAAGGCGATACATTTAAAGATCTATACAATGCTCATACTCATATCGGAAATCTTGGAGTACCAACGGGGCCACCGCAAGTAGCGATGGATCCCTCATTAAGCAAGCACACCTTCACAGAATAGGAATTTTATGCCAATAACTGGACAAGAATCTGTTTTAACTTCTGCTTTAACATCCGCAATAACAGCCGCTATAGAGGCGCAACTTGGTAGCGCGGTACAAAGTCCAGAGTATATTAATGCTTTATCTACAGGTATAGCAAATGCCATCATACCATTTCTAGTTACCAACACAGAAGTAAACCCAATTGCAGCAGGTAGTTTAACAAGCCCATCAGGTGCGGTTACTGGCGTTACGGCTCCAGGAACTATTATGTAATTTTGTGGCAAAAAATAAAAATCCCTACAAGGGTTTCACTACAGAAGAAGTTAATAGAGCTGAAGCTAATTCTTTTGTAATAAGAATAGGTAACGATTATTACAATAAAGACGGCAATTTTACTTTTTCTTTGAAGCAAGCAGAAAAATACTACGAGATACTTTTACATAATATTTTGATTACGATTGATGAAGGAACACCTAAGCAAAAGAAGGCAGCATTAGCTTGTCTAGCCAAACTACATATAGAACCATTACGCATCCAATGATACAATTTGCCCGCATTGGCTTAGAGCAAGATAGTAAGAGAGTATATAGCGATTTTTTATATGAAGATCGTTAGTTTCTTGATAAAGAAATAAAATAGAATCTACTGCTTCTAATATACGTTTTACAAATGCATCAAATTTAGGATTATCTTCATAAGGACCACCCATTTTAGTATTACGATGGAAAGAATAAATTACTTCACACTCTCGATATATTTGAGAATCGTCTAGCCACTCATTAACCTCTAAAAAATCATCTATATCTGTCCAACCATTTGCTTCTGAGGACATCAGTTCATCATAAACAAATATTAAGTTCTTGGTTTGAACAGAATCAAGCATAGGTCACCAAGGAATGCAGCGTTGAAACATTTCTTTTATATAATCATTATAGTGGGCTACAACACAATCGTCATCCAAAATAGAAGGGTACATAATACTGGTTGGGCAAATGTCTTCATACCTACCAGGTTTAGGACCCTTACGTTTTTGCCAATCTAGGGCTTCCTTAATTCTGTCTTCTCTTTTTTCAGGATATTTACCGCCATCATAATCATGTTCTCTAGTACAGTAGGCGTGATCGAGTTCGTGCATTAAAAGTACCCAGCGCGTGATATAACTAGATTTATTATAGTACTCTTTGTCAATGTCTATTTCACGCCAAGTATAGCCATAATAGGTCATACCAACAGCATTTCCTTGATTAATCTTTTTAAATCCAATAGTTACACCATTTTTGAATATAATACCTTGATCTTTAGCTAATCTCTTATATTCGTCGACATATCCTTGCAATTTAGAATCTACACCATCGTATTCCGGACCTATTTTTGAGCCGTTTATAGCGCACGAAATTATGTTTATACAAGTAAAAAAAGCAATGAAAACAACTAGTAACCTTAGAAAATTTAATCTCATACCTTTATTTATATCATAACGGCGAAATTGCAATCTTTAATGTTAAGAGGTTTTAATGGCCGATAATGTGGGTTTAGGCACTTTTGGATCAAGTTCTTCCACTAATACCCCTAGTTTAGGGGTAGATACTGGATTTGCTAACCCAACTACAGCTTTTGCTTCACAATTACAGTCTCAAATAAATCAAACGGCATCAGTCGTTTCTAAGCCCTGGGATTCTGCTAGTGCAAGCCCAGTCAATAGTGCCTTCTTTTCTTATATCAATCCAATAGATGCGACTAGGTGGAATCAACTATTCCCATATCGTTTATTGGTAATAGATGTTAATAATGGGAATACCATTGTAAATGGTGGATCATCTTTAGGCAATCCAGTAGTCAGTTATCAGCAGGGTACTACGACGCTATCGTTTACGCCCACCCAAAGTCAGTGGATATTTAGCCTACCAATTACGCCTCAACAACTTAATATTGTTGATCAATATGCTATACAAACTACTGCTACTCTAAGGGGTATTTTAGAAGAGCATAACGGCGTAAAATTTAAACTAATTAGCGCTTCAGGAACTATGGGTGTATGGCCGTATAGATCTGCTCCTCAGGCGCCGGGTAGTCCAAACGTGCTCCAATCGGTTTTCGGTGGCACTATCAATGCGGTAAACAGCCTGGTTAGCCAAGCTCAAGCTACCGTAAGGACTTTTACAACTGGTAGTCCTGCTAGTAAGCCCATCACACCCCTTCCAGGCAGCGGTGTTAATGGTGCGGGTCCAGCAACCAGCACGGGCTATTATCAAGCAATGATGTTTCAGCAATTTCTAGAACAATACGCTGAAGCCAAGAAGGATCCCGCTAATTCAGGTTGGCGTTTAGTTTTTGATATCCCAAAACAGAATCAAAGTTATGTAGTCACGCCGATGCAGTTTACTTGGCAGCAATCGGTTCAAAAGCCGATGGAGATCATGTATCAGCTCCAGTTTAAGGCTTGGAGACGCATTAATCTACAGGAAAGCCCACAACAGACAAGTCCAGCACAAGCTTATACTGTTACACCAGGAATTTTACAAAGAATTTTAAATGGGATCACAGAAGCAAGACTTACTTGCAGCTCCGCCATAGGTGTCATTGGCGCGGTAACAGCAGATGTAAATAATATATTTAACGTATTAAGCCAAACCGCATTGTTTGTAAAAGATCTTTTAGGTGTAGCTGTCGCCGCAAGCGATTTACCATCTAGTATTACAAAAGATTTTAATTCTGCTATTCAACAATATACGTTTACTAACTCCGCGTCGATGCTGTCGACAGTGAGCACGGCTGCAGGTGCCGCTGCAGTTGCAGCTGTTGTTGTTTCCACTACGCAAAGAAATGGCATTTCACAAACAGCAGCTTCAAATGGACAATTAGGACCAAATGTTTCGACAGCACAACAAACTAATGCTGCTGCAGCTATTTTTAATAATCCAAATGCTAATGTAGATTTTTTAGATCAAGTTCCAGTAAATCAATTGTCATTAAATAATGCTCAACAGAAAAAACTAAACAGCATTTTATCAAATACCTCGCTTAGTGTTGCACAATTACAAAATAATGCAAATGTTATTTTAAATTTAACTACACTTCTAGCAGATTATTTTGGTGCTGGAGACGCCATATTTAATAACTTGTTTGGATTATTGCCACCACCAGTTACTAATCAGCCGATGTCTATTAATCAATTTTTGATCTTAGATACTTTGTATGAATTCATTCAAGGCATAGGCTATTTGACTGCTACTACACAAGTTACTGATCAAGAAATCGTAGATTCTCTAAACTATGTAGCTGGTTTAGCAAATACTTCGGGGATTCCATTTACGGTACCAAATAGTAAAATTTACGTGCCGGTTCCATATGGTCTTGATCTAGAAGGAATTGCCGCACGCTATTTGGGTGACCCACAAAGATGGATTGAAATTGCCACTTTGAATCAACTTGAAGAACCCTATATTGATCAGAGTGGTTTTCAATTACCGTTGTTGAGTAATGCTATCGGTAGACAAGTTATCGTTTCAAGCAATCAAAATTTATATTTGCAACAAACCGTGACATTAAATGGCGCAAATCAAATACCAATTTCAAGACAGATTGATAATATAACTACTCTACCTAATAATGGTGGATTCATTCTTACGTTAAACGGAGAACCAAATCTAGGCAATTTTACTCTTTCAAATCAGGCTTATGTTCAGGCATATTTGCCTAATACCGTGAATTCACAACAAAAGATTTTCATCCCTAGCACTTTACCAAGTCCAGAATACCCCGGTCAATTAAACATTTTACCCCCTGCAGAAGCGCAATCAGATCCTTTGACAGGACTAAGTGGTGTTGATTTTCTACTGACAGAATCCGGCGATATAGTTCTAGATCAGTTTGCAAATTTCCAAATTTCATTTGGGCTTACAAACCTAATTCAAGCATTACGTATTTTGTTTACTACCACGCTTAATAGCTTTTTAATTCATCCAGAGTATGGTTTGGGCGTATCACCAGGGACATCTGTGTCCGATATAAATATACAGCAATTTTATCAACAAATTAATAGCCAGGTATTGCAAGATCCACGTTTTGCGTCGATAACAGGACTTCAAATTACAGCTAATCCACCAATTTTAACAATATCTCTAGGTGTAAGTTTGCCGGGTAACAATGGCACCTTACCAATATCGTTCCAATTGGCAGCTTAAGTTATGATATATAAGGTATATTAAAAGGGAAATAGGATAAAAGATATGGCAACTACCCCCACAATTCCTCAACCACAATCATACCAACAGATTCTGGGTGATCAACTTTCAGAATTCGCAAGTAAGACGGGTATCCCCTCAGTAGCCGTTGGTAGTGCAAGCTTAAGCTTTTTTGAAACCGTATCATTAGCAATCGCACGTGCATCTGGAGACGTATTTCAAACTCTTCTTAATTCTAGTCTTCAATATGCTACCGGGTCTTCTTTACAAGCTATCGCTACTGAATTTGGTATAACCCCAACTGTTTCTCAAATTGCTACAGGGTTCGTAACTGTTACCGATACCTCTTTTCAAAAAGTAGCTACTACAGTATACCCCGGAGCAGCAGCTGTCAATGTCGGCTCAATGTTTATTTCCGCTAGCTCTAATGTCGGATTTCCTTCTTCTGGTAATATCTATGTTGGTAGGGGAAGTAACGACTCAGAAGGCCCGTTACCATATACTTCCATCACCGCAGTTGGAAATTATTTTCAATTTAATCTTTCTTCACCCACCCAGAAATTTCATAATATTGGTGAGTCCATCATTTTAGCACAAGGTGGAAATCGCGTTGTACCAGTTAATACAATCGTTCTTTCCCCCTCTAATGGACTACAGCCTTCACAACAATATACGGTAACTCAGCAAGGCATACTTCTAGATGGAGAAACTACTGCTACCAATATCCCGGTCAGTGCTCTGCTTCCAGGATCCGCTGGTAACGTGCCTTCAAATTCTATCACTCAATTTGCCTCGCCACCATTTACAAATGCGACGGTTAATAACCTAGCGGCAACTTCAGGCGGCACTGATCCAGAAACTGATGACCAATTAAGAACACAAATTCAATTAGTTCTTTCTTCCATTGGACTAGGAACCGCTACAGCTATTAAGAATAGTATTATTGGTGCTACTTCTCCTACTGAACCAGGTGCGATTACTTCTGATTCTCTGGTTACAAATAGTAGCGGAAGCTCAATCGTTTATATTTCAACCGGTGGTTCACGACCATATGAGGCTAAAACCGCTGGGGTTGCGATTGAACATATCATCGATGATGCCGTCGGTGGTGAATCATTCTTCCAACTACAAACTGGTGGGACACAAGCTCCTGTAGCTAAAGCTTTTGTCACTTCTACTGATACTAGTCCATTTCAAGTCTCTGGGGGCTACGTATTAGCTGTAACCGTTGGCGGAGTAACTACCCAACACACTTTTCAAAATTCAGATTTTCAAGCTCCAGGTGCGGCAACAGCATATGAAATTTGCGCAAGTATTAATGCAGACTCTTCATTAAACTTTCAAGCCACTACTTCTGGCGATGGAACTTTTGTGGTTCTTCGTGCCATTGCCGAATCTCATCAAACTATCCAAGTCACATCACCTTCTTCTCCAACTGTTGTAAATGCTAATAATTTCTTAGGATTTCCCACAACTATTAATGAAACACTTCGTCTTTATAAAGACGGTGTTTTACTTAGCGAAGATGGTAACACCGCTTCTATATTTAGTCAACAACAGTCTCTTTGGTCTAATAGCATTACAAATGGTGACACTTTAATCCTAGTCGTTGATGGTACCGCACCAATTACTTATACCATCTTAAATACCGATTTTATTGCAACTGGTCTTTATACTACTGTAAATGCTTCTAACTCGCTTGCTTCATGGGCACAAGTATTTAATAACAAAATCACAGGTATTACAGCAACGGTTGTTGGCACACAAATCGATATCTCAAGTAATCTCGGAGCTTCATCTAGAGCACAAGTTGTTATTGACCCGTCCTCAACTCTTGTCACAAAGAGTATGTTCGGACACGCACAAGCATTGTCTTCTCAAGGCGCTGCTGCTGATTATACTCTAGATAGAAATACAGCACAAATTCAATTGACAACCCCACTTGTTGCCGGTGATAATTTAACTGCAGGAACCGATGATACTAAAGGAACCATAAAGAGCGCAGCCATTACAAGTGGATCTATAAATTTTGCCTCAGAAGGCTATATTTGGATTGCAATCGATGAGCCAACAACAACCATAAATACCGGCGTTACATCCGGTAGCTTCCTATCTGTTTCTGCTTCAGGCAGTCTGGTAAGCTATAAATCTGGAACCACATCTGCGTTTGCCAGTGTTCTTCCGGGTGATTATGTAATTATCTGGTCACCACAGCTTAATTCCAATAATAGACTTGAAGGCCGTGTTCATTCTATTACCACTACATCGGCTTCAAATGACACGCTTAATATTTTAGTTACCGCTACAGAAGCTGCTGCTGTGGTTCCACAAACCGATGTGGTCTACATGCAGGGATTTGTAGTTGTTAGAGCAGAATATGTGCCACAAAAGTTTAACGTACAAGCAGGTCTTCAGTCTCTAGACGTTATTGCAGCTTACTTACAAACTCAAACCGATTCCCTAACTTTTGGTGTTGCAATTGAAGAATTCCTAACTATTAATACAACTACACTAAATACTGCTGGTGCCGTCACCGTTGTAACTTTTGATATTGTAGGAAGCCAACTAGGTTTTACCGCTGGACAAAGCAATGTAAGTAATTATCCTATTATTGCGTATCAGGATACTGCTGGTTCTTACACGCCTTCTTTCTTTCATAGCACTGTGTCTTCTGATACTTTTGCCTCACCACCCGATTCATTTCTAACATCTTTCACTTCTAACATTTCATTGTCAGGAAGACAACCAGATGAAATCGTTACTTTTCTTAATCCTTATGGTGGGATCGATGATGAACAACCTGCTAATGAAGTTGTTCAAGAGACCACGCTGTCAGGAACTGCAGTAGGTATCACACAAGATCCAGATGTCAGACGTATTAGAACTAACGATAGATTCTTTTTGTCAAGTCCGCTATCGTTTGGTAATACCGATTCAATGACAGTTGTTATCGATAACAATCCTTCTAATTACACATTTCAGATTCCACTTTATCGCAGCGCTTTAACCAACACAACTTATGGTGTGAATTCAAATGATTTCAATGCTTATGATGTGAGCTACGGACCTACTGGAAGTTTTGCCGCGTCATTTGGACCAACTTTTAGCTTTAACAATTATCAGGTCTTGATGCAGGCTAAGAAAACCTTAAGCAGCACTACGCAACAAAGCTCCATTTTATACAGATCGGTTCCTTGGGGCAGTAGCGGAGAGCAAATTGTTGTTAGCTACATTTTTAATGGCGCTGCCGTAGCAATTACGAGTTCTGTAGTTATTGGAAGCACTGTTGATATAACCATTACCGTACCACCCTCTACTTCCGCTTCTACAGTTGCAGCTTATGTAAATGCTAATCTATCAAAATACGTAAGTGCCACCGTAGTTGATGACGGATATGGTGGAACACCGGGCTCAGGTTTTATTACCGCCAATGCCAGCGCACAGCTCCTAGACGGCATGAATTGGTTATTATCTAGTAACGTTTCTAGTTCACCACAATTCGTGCTTAAAAAACCACTAGCGCTACCAAGTGACGTTGGTTACGCTTTTAATAACGGTGAGACTGTTCTTTTTAGTCCAACAACTTTTGATCAAGTAGAAAAATATCTAAATGTTCTACCTGTAAGCGGATTGACTACGGCAAGCCTCGTTAATACCGCCAATAGAGATTCTGTTGTAGAAATTTCATCCGACACCTTTGGATCAGGCGGCTACGTAGATATTGTCGGTGGTCCAGCAAATGGGTATGCTTTTCCTGTTATTAATTCTGCTTTAAATATCAACGATACGTATGCTGCAATTTCTGCTTCAAATACGGCTTCAGCGAATGTAGTTAGCGGCCAATGGTTTAGATTACAAGCCTCTAATGTTCAACAAAAAGATACTAACTTTGGCGTAAATTCTGATGTAACTATTACCCCAAACACACCATTAGCAGGTCAAAGTACCGTCCAGGTTTCGGGGCAGTTACTAACGCAGAGATATTTTGGTAAGCCGAGATCTATTTCAGGTCTATCAGGGCTTACGTTTAGGGTAGAGCAGCAAGGTGATTTGGTTTGTTTTAGCTATGTAAACAGCACTTCTAGTCCACAATACCTGTCGTTCCCAGTTAATTTTAATGAATCTGGTGGCGGCACTTTAAGTGTTTCCTTGGTAGCCGGAAGTAATGACGCTCAATATACGATTCTAACTGGAGCCGCTACTTTTGCTAATATTAACATCGGTGATTTGGTAACGGTCTCCGGATTAAGTAATAGCGGTAATAACGGCACTTTCATGGTTACAGGATCGAGGTCAACTGTACTACAGGTAACAAATGTGAATGCTGCGGTTGAAGCTAGTGATACTTATACTACAGGAACTTTTACAGCTACTACGGGAGTTATGGAAGGCGATTCTGTTATCGTAGGGTCACCATTCTCAGCTTCGAATCAAGGTACTTATAGGGTCATCAGAGTGTTTAACGACAGCTTTTGGATTCAAAATCCAGACTTTATCGAAGAAGAACAAGTATTGACTTCAAGTTCGCTAACTTTTTATGAATACGAAGCAACGATTCCAGGTGATAGCCTAGTTATTTCAGGCACTGCTTTTGGAGTAAATAACGCGGGAACATATCCTGTCGTTTCTATAACTAGTCCAAGCGAGATAGTTGTTACTGGTGTACTTACTTCAGTTGTCAGTCTAAATTTGACTGGGTTGTTGTCCTCATTTTACATTGATGAGGGAGTTCCTTATAGCGGATATAAACAAGCTTACTTGGTAGCCGCACAACCTGGAACCACTAATTTGAACGAGATTCTATTTACCACCTACTTACAATATGAGAAAATAAATCAAGCCGCTGGTGTAGAAGTAACGGCGCTAAATAAATTGGGTTATTCAACACAAATTTCTGAAGGGCTTGACGGCTATAAATACAATACCGGTTTGATCCAAGAGGCTAATAGAATTATCTATGGAGATCCAACAGACCCTCTTACATTTCCAGGAGTTGCGGCTGCAGGCTCCGATGTATTTGTGCAAGAACCTCTTGGGTTGGTGATTTCAATGGCAATTGATGTGCGTTTACAAACTGGAGCACCCTTTAGCTCTATTTCACAACAAGTGCAGAATAATGTAGCTGCGTTGATAAATAGTAATAATATAGGAGCTTCTATAGCTTTAAGCTCAATAGTTTCGGTTTGTACTATAATACCTGGCGTTATTTCTGTTGCAATTTCTAGTCCAAACTATAGTCCCACAAGCGATTTAATTGTAGTTCAACCAAGTGAACAAACTTTTGTCATAGATCCATCTAATATCAGTGTGTCACTTATAACATAGAATGTAAATTTATTTGACTTTTTAAGAAACATAGTAGATAATTTAATTATGAAGTATAATAAATGGACATTTGAAAAATTGCAATTGGAGGCTCTAAAATATGATACCCGTTCTGCTTTTAAAAAAGGCAATTATGGAGCATATCAAGCGGCTATAGCGCGAAATCTTTTAGATCAAATATGCTCTCACATGGCGAGTTCCGATTATTTTTGGAAAGACGAAGCTTTAGATAAAATTATAAGATCTTATCATAGTAGAAGCGCCTTAGCAAAAGGGAATTTGGGAGCTTATAAAGTGGCTATGAAAAGAGGATTATTAGACGACTATCCACACATGCCAAAGCATATAGACCAATCTGGGGAAAACAGCCCCAGATTTAAGTGGACACACAAAATGCTTCAAAAAGAAGCCTTAAAATATAAAACTAAGAAAGAATTTCAAGTCGGAAATTACGCAGCTTATACCGCTGCTCAAAAAAGAGGTATTTTAGACGAAATATGCAAGCACATGATACCGGGTTTTAAAACTGGTGAAAATCATTATAATTTTAAATGGACAGATAAAAAATTAAGAAAAGAAGCATTAAAATATACAACAAGAGCGGAATTTCAAAAAGGTAGCGGAGCTGCTTATAATGCCGCTTTGAAAAGGGGCATTTTAGATGAAATTTGTTCTCATATGAAAAAATCCAGTAATATTTCTATACCTGAAAGAGAGTTATTTAATATTATTAAAAATATTTTTATATCAACACAAAAACTTTATGATCGTAAGGTTAAAATTGATAAAAAACCTTATATAAAAGGTTTTGAAATTGATATTTTTGTCCCAGAACTAAAATTAGGTATAGAGTTCGATGGTAAACGCTACCATTCATTTGAATATATGAGAAAAGATAAACAAAAAAAGCTTTGGACTGATTGCGATATTGTTAACTACCACGAGATCAAAGACACTTGGTTTTTAACTAAAGGAATCAAAATTCTACACATCAAAGAACAAGGTTGGCTTGAAGATAAACAAGCATGTATCGATAGATGTCTAGAATTTTTAAGTCTTTCTAATAGAAAGGCTGCTTAATATGCCAATAGTAACACAAGAATCAGAATACGCGCGTTTACGCTCATACTTAAACCCCGCCCTCAAGGGTCCTAATGTTTCTGCGGTCTTAAATGCGCTCGCTACAAGTACTTCTTATCTAGTAAATTCTGTTTATGCAGTCAACGCCAACCTGTTCATCACGACCGCTTCCGCACAATACCTTGATCTTCTTCTAAGCCAATACGGTGTTACAAGACCCCCTTCAGTGGGAATTGGCGACGATGTTTTTCGTGAGATCGGCTTACAGGTAAAAAACAGAAAGCAAGTTCGTGATCTTATCAACAACTTGCTTGACGCTGTCTTCGGAGACGAACTTTGTAAAGCCACTAATTCCTCTACAATGATAGAACCATACGCTCTTGCTGATGGTGACACTCTTATAGTCAATTACGACGGCGGTCAAACAGTTACTATTCCCTTTGAAGCCGCCGCATTTCAAGATATCACAAACGCCAAAGCTATTGAAGTCGCTGATGCCATTGTTTCCTATCTTACAAGCCAAAATCTTTCCGGACTCGCCACCATAAAGAATAATGGCAACGGTAACTACGTAGAGCTGGTCAGCAGCACAATTGGACCGAGATCGTCTGTAACGGTATTTGGTGGGTCAGCACAAAATGTCCTAGTTTTTTCTTCGACCGTTAATGCCGGCGGCAATTTTAGTACCCAATGGACCATCAGCGTACAACCTGGTGGTAAACTCAGATTTACTTGGTCTGGTGGTGGCGATCCTAACGTAGGCAGACTGGTACCAGGGAATTACGTAAACATTTATGGCGGTGGGTTCGCATCTTCTGCAAATGTAGGTACTTATACCATTTTAGATTCGGTTGGTGGAACTGTTGGGAACGCTTACTTTGATATTTATAACCCCCTAGGAACAACCGGCATCGTGGTTCAAGGAACTGATGCTGCGGTACTCTTTTTTAATCCTACAAGACGAACCATTCAAAGCAATGGTTATTATGCCGCGCTGTATCAAACTGAAACTAATGTAGTTCAAATTTTCTTACCTGCCACCACTAATGTAGTACGACGTGGAAGGGCAGGTTCCGCACATTTACATGATCCTCCAAGGGGAACTTTTGCACTTAACGCGCAACCAAATCCAGGAGATAATTTTGGGATCACTTCTTCGATATTTTTAATCGCTGGGACAAACTTTGTTATTGGTGCCACAACCTTAGAGACAGTAACGAATATCGTTGCCGCTATCAATGCTTTAGACGCTGGAATGGTAGCATTAGTAAACGTAATTGATGGCGTGCCTACAGTTTATATTCAGAACGATAGTTTATCTAATACTCTTACAATTACTTATACCGGTAGTGCTAATATTGTAGCTAGTGGTCCGCAAGGATCGAATATTTCACTGGAACCTAATCAACCAGGGCCGTATGTTTTTGATTTACAACAAACGTTCACGATAGGGTCATCTCATACTACTTTAACACAAGATGCTAATTCGACGACAGGAAGAGTTCTTTTGGTAGAAGATAGCGTAGGGTTCCCAAACTCGTCTGGTTACGTAGTTTTTGATTATGGCGGACCACAACAAGAACTAGCTGCTTACATTGCAGTTCCTTCTAGTAATTCTATCCTATTAAGTCCGGTTGATAATTTACAATTCGATCACTCCATAGGCACAGAGGTCAGATTGGTTGCAAGTAATGCTCCAGTCGTACTAAATCCAACCGGCAGTGATTATGAGTTTTTTATAACCGACGTCGTCGGCGGAAGAGTCTACGCACAGGACCTCATTGAACAAGTAATCGCAGCAGGTATATCGCTTGTATTCACGATTTTGTATCCCGACGATATTGGGCTTGGAAAAGCAGGCACATCTTTTTCAGAAATAAAATATGTGTATGGACCAGACCCTACTACTGTTCAATATCCAACTAACGATTTAGGGGGCGGAGTGTAATATGGCAATCCCAGTAGTTATAACATCCGCGCAGATCACGATACAATTTAATAATATTCAATATAAAGAGGTTGCTGATATTTCTTTTACTATAGATTACGGCGAAGAAGAAATTTATGGCATAGACAATGTTTATCCCCAAGAAATTTCTGGTGGAAAAATTTCTGTTAGAGGGCAAGTTAACGGGTACCGCATCAAGCTCAGCGGCGGACTCCAAGGCAAAAATCTCAGAAGTTTATTTAGCAATGTTTCCGCTACGCCCTATGTGAGCCTTCTAGTAGAAGACCGAACAACACAAGAGAATATCATCTTCATTCCCCAATGTAAGATTTCTTCTGAGTCCCATTCCATTCCAAATAAAGGGACTTACAAACTAAACTTCAGTTTCGTTGGTATGGTCCCTTTAATGGCTCTAGACAGATCCTAAGTTTTATTCTGCTTAGTCTTAGCAATCCAACTTTCAATCACAGAAATACTTACAGGGCGATATCCGTTCGCAGCCACACCGACATCAAACTGGCGTCCCAATATTTTTTGACTTTTACCATTATTAGGAGAGTGGATGTGCCCATGGATATGATACTGACCTTCATCAGTAGTAGTGAAAATTCTTTGTTTTAATCTACTTTCACCGTGCCAATTTTCACCGTTTTGGCTACCCTTCATATTTTCGCATTCCTCGCGATAAACTCCTAATAGTGGGCAATGAGAAAGCGTTACGCGTTCACCAGCTATTTGCATGGTAGCGCCGTGTAGAACAACGTCAAAGCCCACTTTGTACATTGCTTCCACACCTTTGTCGTGATTTCCTAAAATACACACCTTAGTACCACCCATTTGGGAAATTACTTTTTGAACTGTATCAGTTTTACCAAGTCCAATGTCACCCAAAAAATAACAAACTCCATCTTTTACAGTGGAATTATAATTATTAATTAAAACTTCGTGCATATGGTCTAGATCTTCGAATGGACGATTGTCAAAAATTAATACATTTTTATGTCCAATGTGAAGATCTGACCAGAGAAAAATACCTTTTCTTTGCATATTATTTCTTGTCGCGTCCATAAACAATTTCTTTCCCAATCCCAACTTCATCTATCAGAGCATGCCCCGGCTTAATAGCGTCTTCAAGCGAACTATTAGGTCCATAATTTAGCATTTCAAATCCAACTACGTTATCTATGTATTTCTTAGAATAACCCATAAATTGTTTTTTGGCTAGTTTTCTAACATTACTTTTTAGTGTTTTATAATCTGCCTTAGAAAAATAGACGTGGTTAGGAAAAGCGGTATGTGAATCACAAGCTCCTAATTTTTTAAGTAGATCCACTGGATCTAAAGCCAACATCTTCTTGGTAAGTTTTACAATTTTCATATCAATCCCTTACGAATACGCTACCACAAGTGATTTGTTTTTGCAAGTCTTTACTAGCCTTATTTTTTACGCGTTTAACATAAGTATAATTTTTAGGATAAGTAGGGAATTTTTCACTTTCAATAAAACTGCCTGCATTATAAGCAGCAATTGCTTTACAATAATTATTTTCGTATCGTTGTAGTTGATATTTTAGATAAAGACCGGAATAATAAGCATTCACTTCAGGTCTCATCAAATCCTTAGTCTTCCCTTTGAAACCAACTAGACGTGCCGTAGATTCTTTGAGTTGGCAAATTCCATGCGAAGGAGTTCCCTTATCGTTTGGATTGTAATTCATTTTAAAATCAGAACTCTCATAAGAACAAACTGCTAGAAGTAGTGCTCCATATATATGAGCCATTTTAGCAGCGGTTAGAATAGTAGATGTTAAATCCATATTTTTCTCCTATTTTCATAGTAATATAAAACTAACAATAAGTCAACCCGAAAATACAATCTTTATATAAGTAGGTGAAATTATGAGTATTCGTGAAGACTTTCTGCCTTATTTTGATAAAAACGATTTGTTAGAACCCGCACCTGGACAACAAGATTGTGACAATGGGACTATGTATTTTTCAGAGTATATGGTGATGTTGAAAAAGCTTGAGCTTATTACTGATGAAGATAAGAAGAATTTTGCTAATCGTATATCCGCTTGTATTGGATTCAACCTACTCAATCGTAGACCTTTAGGACAGAATGAATCCCAAGAAGGTCCGGATAATTATTATGGGGTTTTAAATGCCTGCATAGAGTTGGGCAATACCAATGTACCTAGAACGCTTCTTTGGGGATGTATCAAATATAAAGGCTCTCTAGACAATGTTAGTCCCGGCAAGTGGCAGTGGGATGCTTTCTTGATTCGTCAACCACAATTACTAACGGCGATGATTTCGGCTTCATTTCCTTCTCTAGTAAATCCGTTGCACTGGTTAATAAGGTTAGCAATATTTCCGTTATTTTTTATTTCAGCAGGTATAATAGTAACTTCTTGTATGTGGACACCAACAGATCAAGCTGATCCAAGACGATTGGCATGGCATTTACAAAATAATCTAAAGAAAACCAGCTTAATGTGTTGGCTAGGAAGTAAAATTTGGTTATGGAGATTAGGAAAGGAATATCCTAATTTGATGCGAGATGTAGCAGGAATTTATTATAGTCCAGTTGGAAATAATCCGTACCAAAAATACTGGGTAACTTAACGTCTTTCACGTTCTTCAAAACGGTCAACCTCTAACGGACATGCTGCTAAATCTTCTTCTGATTGTGGCAATCGGCATTGATTAGAAGGACCAAACCAAATATTCCCGTTAGCAAGTAAAACCATTAAATCACCGCTAGCATTCATTACAACCGTACCAGCCTGAGTTGTACCACAAATAACTACAGTTCCTTCTTCCATTATTTTTTGTCCTTTTCAGAGTCTTTTATAATGCCTTTGACATCTTTACTATATTTTTTTGATTTCGTTCGATTGGAACAAGAATTGCACTTTCTATAGTACCATGTATCTGATATCTTATTATAAAGGAAAATTTCCAAATAGCCTTCCTGGCAGTCCCTACATTTCCATTCTTCTTTTAGGGATTCCAGTAAATTTTGGGTGGTAGGTAAGCCGCTATTCTTCTCATGGTCCTCTATGGCTTCTTTAACGTTCTCATAACGTCCTTGAAGTTCGATTCGGGCAAGTCGCTTACGAATTGCGGCTAGTTCTCTCTTAAGTACCTGATTTTCTTTAAGAAGTCGTTGTTCACGAGTGTAACCTTTTCTATCGACACGCGACCTACCCATTTAAATTACCCCTAATAAAAAAGTATAACATATTAAAGATTCCAATGTCAAATATAAAAAATAAAAATTAATATTACAATAATTTCCTTGTATTATAACTATTTATGATATATTATTAATATAAGGATGTATATGGAAAATGAGAAAAACAAAATATGTACCGGATGTAACACGCTTAAGCCTTTAAGTGAATTTTATAAAGACTCCTCAAAGAAAGATGGCGTGGAAGTAAAATGCAAATTGTGTAAGAAAATTCAAAAAGCCAAGTACTATATCTTAAATAGAGATAAACTTTGTGCCCAATCACGTATTTGGGCGATAGGAAATAAAGAAAAGGTTCGCACTATAAGACGAAAAACCCAAATAAAACGTGAATATTTACAAAAAACTTATGAAAAGAGAAAAAAGAAAAGAAACACTGATCCGCTATTTAAATTAGCGGATTGTGTGCGTTCTAGAATCAATAAAGTGTTTAGAGGTGAAAGTAAATCCAAAAAAACGCTGGATATTTTAGGTTGTACGTTTAAAGAATTAATAAAATATACAGAAAAACTATTTCAACCTGGCATGTCATGGGAAAATCACGGTCGCATCGGTTGGCATATTGACCATATTATCCCTCTATCTTCAGCTAAAAATAAAGAAGAACTACTAAAACTTTGTCATTACACTAACTTACAGCCACTATGGGCTTTAGACAATTTGAAGAAATCGAACAAGATATCATAGGAATCTTTAAAATAGGGTCTATTCGGAGAACAATGCATGGCTATTATTAGGCGGGTGAACCAGCTGTCACAGATGCGCGAGGAAACAAGCGACCTCCGCGCCATTGAATCCGCAGCCTCTGCGGATTTCGATCTAGTTGCAGAATCTTTTATCGCTGGTTTAGGTTCCCCATATATTATTAACGGTTTTGAACTAAATCTCACCGGTCCTTGGGTTGGTACGCCTGCTTCAAGCCTTCAAGTAGTAGTTGCTAATGGCGCTCTTTTACATACCACAGCTTCTCAGTCCGGAACTTTTTTCATCGTTCAGCCTGGTACTCCAAACGTAACCCTAAACGCTGCTACGGTTTCTAATGTAAGTGGCGCTTTCGTACCAAGTGCCTTAAATTACGTTGGCATTGATTACTTCAGATTCCAAGATCCGCTAACAGATACACAGCGCTATATCTGGGATCCCACTTCGAATCAAGAAGACCAAGCTATTGCACCCGCTGCAATCATAATGAACTATGAGTTTGTAATAACCTCAAGTCTCTGGGCTTCCAACATCCTCCCGCTTGCAATCGTTGAAACCGATGCAAGTAACAACGTTCTTTCAGTAACCGATGCTCGCCCACTTCTTTTCCGCTTGGGCTCCGGTGGCGCAACGCCCAATCCGTTTTTTACTTATCCATGGCCAGAAGGTCAAACTGAAAACAATCCCATCTCTTCTTCAAATTCCAGTAACCCATTTTATGGCGGCGATAAAGGCATTACAGATCTAAAAGACTGGATGAATGCCGCGATGACCCAGATTCTAGATTTGGGCGGCGGACCTTACTGGTATTCCCCAGTCAATGGCACTGGTGGCGGCGGATCGATCGCTCAATTAAGAGAAGACACGGCAAATACCATTCTTACTGGCAACGGGAATATTATTCACAGCGCCACCACACCTGGCCTAATTAATTGGACTAGTGCTTTAAATCTCACAATAGTTGGGTCAAGCCTTAATTATCAAGTTCAAACCAATCCTAGTGGCACAACTGTTACATTAAGCGATAACGAAGTAGCGTATTTAGAATTAAACAGAGACGTTGCTATTTCTCCAAATCTAGTTTTTACTAACGGTAGCGCCACCGTCACATCCGTTGGCAGCATCGCTTGGACTACCGGACTTTATAGCGTCGGCGCAAATGGTTACGGGGATTGGATTAAATTAGCTTCTGATACACACGCTGGCTATTACCAGATCCAATCCATTATTAATACTTTTACCGTTACACTTACAACTAATTTTACCGAAGCATCAACTGGTGTTGGTGGCGCTAAAGCGGTTTATGCTTATGGGTTATACACACTACCAGGAGTTACTAGCACAACTCGTGACATCCAGTTAGCTCAGCGCGGATCCGTTCCAATTAATCCAAACACTTTTTGGCTGTTAGCTAGAAATGATAATGGCGGCGCAATCCCTCGCGTCTTCGTTCGTTGGCTTGGGCTTGATTTACAACAAGGTGATGAGGAAGAAATTTCTGGACCACAGTTACAAAACGTATTAACTTATATCGGTAGCCCAATCGAATCTGCTACACAACCCAAATACGTTTCTGCTTATAATATTTACGAAGGTGGTGGTCCTACCGTACTGCCTCAGATTTCAAGTATTATAACTGGTGCCGCCTCAACGATGGCACCAAGTCAATACTTTTTGATTAGTTCTTCTGCCGACGCCAGAAACTATGTTATTTGGTTTAAAATCAGTGGATCAGGATCTCTACCGGTAGTTGCTAATACAAACGCTTCAATCGAAGTTGATATTTTAAGTACTGATACCAATGCACAAGTAGCTACAAAATTAGCAAATGCATTAAATAATTTTTTACCATTTGACGATTTCACTGCAACCGCTGCTTCTAACATTGTTACTGTAACTAATAATTCTTCCGGTGTTTCTAATGGCGCTTCTAATGGAAACGTATCCGCGCCATTTAGTATCAACACAACACAACCCGGAACCGGCCAAGGTAACTACATCATAAATGATGGCGATAGTTTAACGCTAGGAATCAAAAAATTAGATCTGGCATTGGGCAATCTTGAAGCCTCACTTGATTCCCCGACCTATGATGAAGTGGTAGAAATTGTAGCATCAGGTGCAACCCCCCCAACTTCATTAAATGGTCCAGTTGCGAATGGCACTATTATCACCATCCCGCTTAATTCCAGAGAAAGTGATTCGCTTACACAGTACACGGTAGGAAAAGGCACACTCCAAGTATTTTTGAATGGTCAATTCTTAGATGTTGAAAGTGGAGCATACTCAGAAGTTGGTTCTTCTGGAACCCCTTCAAATCAAATCCAGATTCTAACTCTTTCTGGCAGCGGCTTAGTTGTTGGTGATGAATTAGAATTTAGAATGGGTGGCGGCGGTGGTGGCGGTGGTGGGGGCGGAGTAGGACCAGTAGGACCTCCTGGACCAGCTGGTCCACAAGGACCTCCTGGCATCAACGCTTTTGGAAATCCTGTTAGCGTATCTACAAAAACTGGTGCGTACACACTAATGTTAACAGATTTCGTTATTTTAGGTGACGCAACTTCTGCAGCATTTAGTTTGTCATTACCAACCGCATCATCTGGCATTGGCAGAATATTTTTCTTAAAGAAAATTGATTCAAGTGTAAACGTTGTTACGATTCAAGCAGCAGGCTCTGAAACTATTGATGGAAGCAATACATTTTTATTAACTTCTCAATACCAGTCAATTACTTTGGTAAGTTCAGGAACCTTTTGGTCCATTATTTAAGGAAAAACTATGAGCTATAGTCCTTTCTACTTTAATCCCCAAGGAACTGGAACTGGTACAGGCTTAGTTACTATGTATACTAATAGTTCTGCTTCGCCAATTCCTCAAGGAACTCCAGTCAGCCTTACAGGCACTGCTGACCAAATTGCTCCAACCGATGTAACTTCTCAAGCATCAATTCAAGCTTTTGTAGGAATTGCACAATTTAGAATCGCAGGAAGTTCTAGTGGGCCGGTTATGTCTAATGGTCGTCTTTTGAATTTAACTGGATACAGTTTTTCAATTGGAGACTCTATTTGGATTAGTGTTTCTGGTTCACTTCAAAATACTCGTCCTGATGATGGTGTAACAGGTTTTAATCCAGGTGATTGGGTCTACTATATTGGAACCATTTCTCAAAATGAAAGCAATTCTTTACAGCAAGATTTAGTCATAATACCACAGTTAATTGGAGAACTTTAATCTTTTAATTTCAAGTATTTAGGATCAAAATTTAAACAAACCGCAATCTTTAGTTTATAGCAAAAAATTAGTTTAGGAGCACGTAAAATGTCAGTTTATAGCAAATTTTTAAGTCTCATCTCTGGTTCCGCACGAACTGTTGATTTATCAACAAATACGTTGTCAGTTCAAGGTGTTCAGATCAATGCGGCAACGGGCGGTGGTGCGATTACACAAGCCGCACACAGCTCTACAAGCTCCTACACGATTGTTTGGCCACAAGCACAAGCCGCAAGTTCTGGTTACGTACTTACAAATGATGGCTCAGGTAATCTAAGTTGGTCTCCTGCAGCCGCAACTGGCGCTAATACCGCTCTAAGTAATCTGTCTGCAGTTGCTATCAATACCAGTTTACTTCCTGGTGTTGATGACTCAATTAATTTGGGTTCGAGTTCCTTTTCTTGGGCTTCTGCTAATATTCATTCTTTAGCCGATGCTTCTGGTGTTATTTCTGTCGATGTTTATAATCGTTTTCTAAAAGATAGTTCCGGTGTTACCCAACTTACTTGGGCGACTACTGGTATCGAAATTAATGTAAATCCCTTAAATCTAAATAGTAATAAAATCGTCAATCTTGCTACGCCAACAAATCCAAACGATGCCGCCAACAAAGCGTATGTTGATGCCGCAATAAATGGCTTGACATGGAAAGGTCCAGTTGCAGCCTATTCTGCTATAAACGTTCCTCTAACCGGCTCTACTCCGCTAGTTATTGATGGCTATACGGTTCTAAATAACGATTTACTGCTCCTTGGAAATCAAACCACGGCTTCTCAAAATGGTGAATATACAGCTGCGATTAGCGGCGGTAGTTACACCTTAACTGCGAATGGTCAACCCACTGCAGCCGGCGATGCATGGCTAGTTCTTAATGGAACAACTTATTCTAACAGCGCATTCGTTGCAACCGCTGCAGTCCCTGCCGCACAGTTCACAGAATTTGCAGGACCAACTGCACTTAATTTTACCGCACCACTAGTTCTTACTGGCAATACCGTAAGTATTACACAAGCTACTACCTCTACAAATGGTTATTTAAGTTCTACCGATTGGAATACTTTTAATAATAAACAACCTGCTGGAAGTTACATTACTGCTCTAACAGGGGATGTCAGTGCTTCAGGTCCTGGTTCTGCAGTTGCAACTCTTGCAACGGTAAATAGCAACGTAGGCTCATTTGGATCTTCAACTTCGATTCCTTCGTTCACAGTAAATGCCAAGGGTTTAATTACAGCCGCTTCGGGTAATGCGGTTGTTGCACCAGCCGGAACTCTTTCTGGAACGACTTTAAATTCAACAGTTGTAAATTCTTCACTTACATCTGTTGGTACTATCGGAACCGGTGTTTGGCAGGGCTCTGCAGTCGGCGCTATTTATGGCGGGACCGGACTTACATCATACACCACTGGCGATTTGATTTACGCCAGCGCTACAAACACTCTTCACAATTTAGCGATTGGAAGTACCGGAAACGTACTAACAGTTGTTGGCGGAATTCCTTCTTGGCAGCCAGCCGCAACTTCTGGTACCGTAACTTCAGTTTCTGTTGTTTCAGCGAATGGCTTTGCCGGAACCGTTGCAAATCCAAGCACTACTCCTGCTATTACCATTGAAACCACGATTAATAGTCCGGTCCTAGCTGGCAATGGAACCGCAATTAGCGCAGCAACCACAACCGGTACGGGCTCAACGGTTGTATTGAGTGCGTCACCAACATTAACTGGGACCGTTCTAGCTACTAATGCTACGTTGAGCGGAAATTTGGTTGCACCAATTATCCAGATTAGTGGAACTTATAACGGAGCTGCTACGCTTTCAGCAAACACCACTTACGCGCTTCGTTATGGTATCCCAGCTAATTCCGAAACCGCTGGTGATTTTTATCTTGCTGATTGGAATACCGCATCATTTGATTTGTTTTGGGTTATCGGCTTATATAGCTCGACTTCCACAACTGCGACTGGTGCAAGCATCACAATTACTTCAAAAGGATCATACACATTAGCAAGTGGCGATACTACGTTCGGATCTTCGGATCAAGGTAAGCCGGCGTGGCTAGGTGCTTCCGGAGCATTTACTCCTAATAGTACATTTAGTCCTTCTTCAGGAGATGCCAACGAAAAACTTGGAATCGTAACCAGTGCAAGCACGATTTACGTTGATTGTCAAATGATGGGCGTTTCTTAATAGCTTAGTGATATAAAAGGGTAGAAATGTCTACTTTCCTAAAATTAACAAATGGAAAGCCTACTTCGGCAACCGTCCAAGGCACAGATATTGGGTCTGGTTCTGCTACTAGTATTCAATTCTTAGCAGCTGATGGATCCGGAAGTGCTGCTTTTAGATCTTTAGCCTCTGGAGATTTACCTACAATTACGTTAACCAGCGATGTCACTGGTTCCGCAACTAGTGGTTCTATCGCTACTACAGTTGCTAAAATTCAAGGAATGGTAGTAAGTGGGACCACCGGAACAACTAATGTAGTATTTAGTGTTGGTCCAACGCTATCGAATCCTGTTGTAGGTACGCAGGCGCAGTCAGATAATAGTACAAAAGCAGCATCTACGGCTTTCGTTACCACAGCGATCTCTAATGCGATTTCCGGCATTAATCCCGCAGTGGCAGTCCAAGCGGCTACCACAAGTTCTAGCGATACTTCCAGTTTTACATATAATAATGGTGTTTCTGGCGTCGGCGCAACTTTAACATCTAATTCTAATAATACGCCGCTGACAGTTGATGGATTTACTTTTACAACCCTAGGTCAACGGTTGCTTGTAAAAGATAACAGTACACCAGCTAATAATGGCATCTATTACGTTACACAAGTTCAAGCGTCTTTATTACCTATTATTTTAACAAGATCTTTAGATTTCGATCAACCCTCAGATATTAATAACACGGGCGCTATCCCGGTAATTAATGGTACGGTAAACGGAACTACTTCATGGGTTGTAACTTCCACGGTTAATACCGTAGGAGTTGATCCGATCACGTTTGCTAAATTTACTAGAAATCCCGCAGATTACTTACTTAAAGCCAATAATTTATCTTATTTGGCTTAAGCGTCCACTTCTTTTCATAATATTT